ATAAAATCAAAGAAGAGTTTTTAAATGAACCTGACGAGAGAGCATCTGCCAATATTCTCGATTATGCACTTAATAATCGAGGCGGACGAGATAATCTTGTCGAGTGCAATGTTAACTTGTCAAGGATTATCGAATCTGCTGAAGAAGAACAGTGGACACGCGACGGAAATAATAGATCAGGGCGACCAAGAGACGCTATTAACAGATCTACTGAACAAAGAGCTGATATCGCATTAATGGGTAAAGTTCTTGGTCATGGTTTAGCTGCTGATCTGCTCGGCATTAGTACTGCTTCTTCATCTTTACATTCAAGAGGATTAGTTAATCATAATGATGAAGCAGACATTGACCTGAGTAAATTAGTTAGACGTAAGCTGACTACCATTAGACATAAATCCGCGAATGCATTAATTAAAGTTCTAGATCATGCAGATACGTCGCAAATGTATGATCAATTGAAAACCGCTAAGGACGCGGTTTTCGTAGCTTCGCAGTTAGCATCAGTTATTCAGAAGGTACAACCTAAAGAAGATGATATCAAACCAACTGCTCAATTTGTAATCATTCAACCTACTGTTAGATCAGTAGAGCAGTACGAAGTAATTAATGTATGAGGTTATTTAAATGGAACGAGAAACAGGAATGATACGTAATTTAAACCTTCCTCAACGTACCTATGGTTTTGTTACCAATGGGGCGCAGGAGTGGTTTTTTCATTGGAGTGACTTTAACCAAAAATCAGATAAACCGTTTCATCATCTTAAGGTAGGAGATGCAGTAACCTTTGTACCTTCTAACAATGGTGAGAAAGCTGTAGCTAAAGATATTCACTTCAAGTACATCGTAGACACCAGAAAAAAGAAGCCAGCTTTTCTTGATAAAGTTTCTTAGGTCATGATAATTGATCGTGAAAAAGAAAGACAAAGAATATTAAAACACATAGCTGAAAGAAGAATTTTAGCAATTAAATTTCTTGGTGGTAAATGTGCTAATTGTGGTTCATTAGATGAATTAGAATTTGATCATATTGATCCTAAAACTAAGAAATTTTCTATTGCTTCTAAACTAGCTATGAAATATGAAAATCTATTAATTGAATTAGCTAAATGTCAATTATTATGTTCTGCTTGTCATAGAATAAAAACAAGTGTAGAAAAATCTGTAGAGCACGGTGGTGGGCTAACAGGTAAACATCATTGTAAATGTCATCTCTGTTATGAAAAGAAATTAGCATACATGAGAGAGTACAATTATAATAAGGCTAAGTAAATGTCCCTCGAAATATCTAATCAGACGTTAGTTGAGAGTTTGAATCAACTGTCGGGAGACGTCTGGGACCCGAACATGAAGCAAAGAATATTTGCTGAACTTCCGTTCGAGGTATTTGAGGGCTTTTACGGGGGAGCATTAGGAGGAGGTAAATCAGAATTACTTCTAATGCTCCCTATTCTATATAGGTTACATGAACATCCTAAGTTTCACGGTATCTTCTTTAGGCGTACATTAACGCAACAGGATGAAACCCTTGTCATTAGAGCCAAATATCTCTACGGAAAAGTTGGCGGACAGTACAACGAAACTAAACGAATTTTCTCGTTCCCTAGTGGGGCGATTATTAGGTTTGCCTATCTGGAACGAGATGAACATGCTCGCGACCACGATGGCGCTGAATATCATTACGTCGCGTTTGACGAGCTTACGCATTTTTCTGAATTTCAATACCTCTATATTACTTCCAGAATCCGCAGAGCAATTAGCGACTTACCTGTCATCATTAGAAGTGCAAGTAATCCAGGAAATATTGGTCACGGTTGGGTCAGGAAACGATTCATCGAACCCTGTCGTGAAGGTGGAAAACTCTTAGTTGATGCTAAAGGTAATAAAAGAATATTCATTAGAAGTTGGGCGACAGATAATCCTCAACTAACTAAGAATGACCCTACCTATTTAGATCGTCTCTCGATGTTACCTGAGCATGAGCGCAGGGCAAAGATAGAAGGCGACTGGTGGATATTTGCAGGTCAAGTATTTACCGAGTTTAGACACGAAAGATTGAATGGCGAACCAGAGAATGCATTACACGTAATCAAGCCATTCCAGATTCCTTATTATTGGCCTCGTTTGTTAGGTATCGACTGGGGACATTCAGCTAATACATGGGCAGGCTGGATGGCTGTCTCGCCAGAAAAGCGAGTGTATCTATATGACGAGTTCGTTATCAATAAGGCGACTATTAAAACATGGTCGGCTGAAGTTTATCGTCGTTCTTTGTCGGACCTTGCACAGATTAAATCTGTTATAGTAGATCCTTCTGCATGGAAGAATGAAGGACATGAACAGTCTATCATTCAACAGATAATATCTGGACTATTTCAATTAGGCGAACGAGTAGAGAAAGCAGATAATAATAGGTTAAGTGGTAAATTATTAATACATGACTTATTAAGATTTGAAGCACAACCACAGCCTAAGAATATCACACCTGGAGGGTTTAATCAAGCTACTTATGAATCGTTATTAAGAAATTTTAATGAAGCTACTGCACAAAAGTATGCTAAGTCTTTCCTGCCTAATCAAGAAATAAACCTTCCTCGATTACAGATATTCAATACCTGCGAAGAGATAATTAAAGTCTTACCTATCTGTGTCTACAATGAAGAACGTAGTACAGGCAGAAGTCAAAAAAGATATGAAGATGTAGCTGAGTTTAAAGGCGACGATGCTTATGATGGATTCCGTTATTTATGTAAAGGTGTAGATAGATATATTGATGAAGTAATGAAAGATGATACAGAGTTTAAACAGCTTGAGGCTATTGAACAGCATAGAGAAAAGACTAATGACAATACCTCATATTATATTCGGATGGCTCAACTCGATGCGGAAAAGCGAAAGCAAGGACTTAGTATCTCTAGACGAAAGCGATTATTCAGTCCTCAGCAAAGATAGTCTAATATTACTATTACGAAGTAGAGATCAGCAGATTGCTACCTATGAGCATCTTCTTCGTAATTATAGTAGTAATAGCGATAATAGTAATAAGAGTGTGGATGAGTCCACGCCCGTGGAAATGAAAGAGTTAGCTCTTAATAAATTGAATAGAGCTAACATTAGAACTATCGGAGCTATTCTATCTAATCGTTCTAGAGATAGAGACAGATTTAAATTCAAGCCAATTAATAGGTGACTTATGCCTGACGAAATGCAAGATCCACGAATGGCTCAAATGGCGATGATGCGCGATAGATTTATGCAGAATCGCGCTCAACAAGATCAAGCTGCTGGACAATTTCAAGGTGGATTATCTTTACCTGAACAGTTACCTCAGGGTCCAGTTGATCCTCGTTTAATGATGCAGAGACAGAACATGATGCAACGTCCTGCTCCGCCTCCTATGCAATTACCTCCACAGGCACAGGGACAACCACAAGGACAACCATTTAGACAGCCAATGGGAATGCCACCTGCTCAAGGTACTCCTGCTCAGATGCCTATGGCTAATACTATGAATCCTAATGCACCTTCTGCTAGACCATCTATGGCTGGTAGACAGAATATGATGCGTGGACAGAATAGACAGATGGGTGCTCGTAATCAGCAAATGCAACAACAAGCTGCTCAACGAAGTATTACACCTTTTTAAATCATGGCTAAGAAAGCCCGCAAGAATTTTAAGAAGGGTAAAGCATACAAGCCTAAAGTTAAATCTAAATTAATTAAGGCTAAGTATACTGGTCCCGGTCCTAGACAAGTCACTGCTGCTGCTATTGCTAGACGTAATAAAGCAGAAGATGAAAGAAATGACGATGATGGCTCTAATGAGCGTCGTGTCAATCGACAAGAGAAGCGTCAAAGAGTCATAAGGATGTACTAAAATGCCTGAGGACTATCTTAAAACTTGGCGATCTATTAATCAAGCAGGTGGTCCAACAGAACCAATCCGCTCTCACTATCCACGGACTACGGCTAAGATTGGACCTAATAAAGGTTTAAGTAGATTAGATACTGAGATATCTGAACCTGAACCTTTAGCTGATTCTAATATAGCCAAGATAATCATGAATAGATTACCGGGTGTTAAGACTGCAATGGATCTTGCGTCTGATCCTGGTAATCTATTTGGTGGACCAATTGATGAAGCTACTAAAGCTATCTCTTGGTTTGGTACTAAAGCAGCTAGACAAGCATCAGGTGATAATTTAATTAAGTTATTGCGTTCTCGTCATGCAGAAGGTACGCCTATGCGTGATGCAGTTGAAAAAGCATATGCTAATTATCCTAGGACCTTTGCACATATAAGCGATATTGATAATTCTGTTTCTAAGCGTTCATATCGTGGTGAACATGGTACTGAAACTTACCCGAAACAAAAATTCTTAGATACTCATATCTTTGATGAAGCTGGTGATCCTGCTGGAACTGTACCTAAATTAAAGACTACTAGAGAGTCGCGACTAACTAGTGATGAGGAAATGGACGAGTTCATAAAAGGTAATTCATTTACTAATCCTAGAGGAATGGCTATTGATAATAGAGTAGGTATTAGACCTGATGTAATTGATACACCTCAAGGTGAGATTACATTTAGACATGAATTAAATCATGTAGCTCAAAATATACGACGACCTTATGAACATCCCAATGATGTAATAGCTGGTCGTGGTCAAATTAAAGGTATTCATGATTCAGGTACAAATTTGCCTTCTCTTGATTATATGCTTGAGCCTGTAGAAGTTGGTGCTCGTGTTGGTCAAGAGCGTGGATTAGATAAAGGTAGAGTAAGAGAAATTATAGATCCTATGCTAGGATACGATAGTACTAAACCTGTTTCTCATAATGCTAAGATATCTCATAAGAAACACGCTGATATTATTAATGCTGAATTAGATAGAGTTATTAATGATTATAAAACTATGACAGGTTATGCTTTTGATAAACCTATCTATGATGCATATGCTGCTGGTAAAGGTATAGGTAAGAAAACTTATCCATCTAAAGGCGACTTAGCTAAATCAGAACCTAAAGTATTAGCTGCTGCTATTAAAAAGATTAATGATCATGTATTGCCACATTTTAATAAAGCTAGACCAGCGAGTGATCCGTTAGTCTTTACACTAAATGGCACAGTAGTACCTAAGATTGAAGGTATGCTTAAGAATCCTGAGAAGTTAGGCGACTTCATAAGGCAGATTAGAGTTCAGCGATTATCTCAAGTAAAGTAGATAACTATGTCCTTTCCTTATCCAGACGAACTTGCTTTACTTAATCAGGCACCTGCTCCTGAAGAAGAACAATTACCATTACCAGAAATGGAGATGGAAGCTGAACCTAAACCAGAGCCTGAATTAACTGAAGTCAGAGCAGAAGATAAAATAGAAGATGATGAACTCAAGGCAGATCTCGCTGCTATTTGCGTTGATATTGATAATGCTGATCGTTCTTTACGTGATTGGAGAAATCGTCTCTACAAGAAATTAGCAATGTATTGGGACGGTGATCAGATTCTTTATTATGATGACCAACTTCAATCGTGGGCACCTGTGGCGCAAGGTGGATATTTAATTCATAACAATGAAGATGTTGATTTAGATGATTATGCTAAGGTCATCAATGTCTATAAAGCTTTCGGTCAATCGATTACGGCTGCTTTAACTTCGCAGCCGCCTCGGGTTAAATACATCCCGAGTGATGCTGATATTGCTAAAGATATTGACACTGCTAAAGCATATGAATTAATTCAGAAAAAGAAGATTGAAAAGTTTAATGATCCTGAAGAACTGATTCAGAAGTTCTGCAAGATCCGTTATAATCAAGGATTAGTCTTTGGCTATATCTATGCTAAAGAGAATGCTAAACTTGGTTACTATAAAGAAGAAATCAAAGATACTAGAATCAATCAGATTCCAGTTTCAAAATGCTCAGCCTGTGGTCAAGAGATTAACGAACCACCAGATGAGATGGGTAATTCCACTTGTCAGGCATGTGGGACAGTTGGACCAGCGATTAATGATGTCAAAGAGGAACCAGAAGAATTTGTTAAGGATTATAATTTAATTCCTAAACATGAAATTTGTATTGATTTATACGGACCTCTTAACGTAGAGATTCCTTTATTCGTTACAGATTTAAATCAGGTTCCTGTATTAACTCTAACTACTGAGATGCATTACGCTGATGTAATGGATCAGTTTAAGTTAGACATTAAACCACAGACTAGTGAGAATGTAACTGATCAGCGATGGGTTAGATTACCTAATCGTTACTTCGCTGATAGTGAAGAACTGGTTACAGTTAAACAGCGATGGATTCGTCCGTGGGCATTTAACATTGTTGGCGATCTAGAGAAGAGAGCTAAGTATAAGGCTCTTTATCCTAATGGTGTCTACTGTGTATTCTTAGATGACATTCTTGTAGTCGCTGATGATGAGAATTTAGATGAACATTGGGTTGTAGGTAAAGACCCACTTGAAGATCATTTACAAGGTATTCCTTTAGGTAAGGATACTGTTGATATTCAAGACATGACAAATGAAATGTTCAATCTTACATTAGACGCGATTGAGCATAATGTACCTGAGACATTCGTTAGACCTGAAACTTTAGACTTAGATCAATACAAGACGCAAAGGGCTAAACCGGGCAATGTCACACAAGCTAAGCCCCGCGCTGGAATGGCACTTAATTCAGATTTTTTTGAAACGTCTCAGTCGTCGCTTAGTCAAGAACATACACAGTTTTCTAACAAGCTATTTGAAGTAGGTCAGTTTGTTAGTGGTGCAATGCCCACTATTTATGGTGGTGCTCTCAAAGGTGGTTCAAATACTGCTAAGGAATATGAGTCTAGTCGCCAGATGAGTCTACAGCGACTAGCTCCACATTGGTCAGTTATTAAGAGATTCTATGCTAACTTAATGCGAATTGCAGTACCGATGTATGCTGACTTAATGAAAGAAGATGAGAAGGTAGTTGAAGAGTCAGGTGGATCTTTCATTAATGTAGCTATTGAAAAATCTAAACTAGACGGTTCAGTTGGTGATATTACATTCGATGTGAAAGAGAGCATTCCTACATCATGGACAGAACAACGGGATGTAATTATGTCTCTTTTACCGACTGCTGCGCCGGGATCATTACTTGGAAATATTTTTGCGGACCCAGAGAATACACAATTAATAGCATCACATATTGGTATTACTAATATAACTATACCGGGTGATGAAGATAGAACTAAACAGCTAGCTGAAATTCAAGAGATGATTCAGGGCGCGCCTCAACCTAATCCTAAGTCTCAAGAATTCGAGCAAGCTCTACAGACTGACCTTGCATTAAGTCAAGGTGTAATGGATGGTACAATTCAACCTCCTGCACCTCGTATTAGTTCAATACCTCCTGATCCGATGTTAGATAATCATCAACTTGAGGCGATGACTTGTCGTACATGGTTAATTAGTTCAGTAGGTAGGTGGTATAAGAAGAATCCTGATATGGCTTTACAGGAAGCATGGCAAAATGTTTATCTTCATTTCACTGAGCATAATGCTATTGTTCAACAACAGATGATGGCGCAACAACAGCAAGAAATGCAACAAGGTCAAGAAGATAATAAGGCTAAAGAAACAGATAAAGCTAATGCTAAAGAGCAGGCTAAGCCACAGGAACAACCACAATGAGTACAGCTATATCTCATGGCGTCGCGGTTACGCTAAAGGCTAATCAGGTATATGCTTTACCATCTGAGTTGACCTTTATTACAGCAGCAGGAGCAGTTGAAACTTCTTTAAATGGAACTGCATGGACGGCTCTTGCTGGAGCTACTACTGGTGCTGTTACTGGTTCTATGTTCATAAGAGCAGCAGTAGATACTTTGATATCAGCTAAAGAAGCTACTAATGCTATTAATGTACCGGGTTCTGCTCTTATGACTTCTCTTTCTTTACCTGAAAGAGATTATGGTGATATTAAAGCAGAAGAAAAAGTTAAAGGTACTATTATTAATATCAAAAATAGTATTACAGATAATCCTGGTCAGCATGTAGTACCGGGTGGTACTAATTCTGTATTAGCTAGATATGATGGAAGTCAGTGGATTGTAATTATTTAGGTATAAACAATGGAGATAACGCCAACTACATCATTACCAATTGGAGTTATATTAACCATTGAACAGAATGAAGTTTATGCTTTACCTACTGAAGCTGTTTGGGTAACTTCTGATAAAACATTAGAGTTTTCATTAGATGAAATCTCATGGATATCACATAGTGAAGTTATAAATGGCGCAGCAATAGGATATAAATTTGTTCGCTGTACTATTAGTGATGCTATTGTAGTCTGTAAAGAAGTTAATGATTTAGAAGAAGGAATGGGCACTCCTATTCCAGGTCCACCGGGACCACAAGGAATACAGGGTCCAAAAGGCGATCCGGGACCAGAGGGTCCAGAAGGTCCAATTGGCGATGTAGGTCCAGAAGGGCCACAGGGAGAACAAGGTCCAATAGGTGAAACAGGAGCAGGAATACCGGGACCTCAAGGTATTCAAGGTATTCCCGGTCCACAAGGAATTAAAGGTGATAAAGGGGATACTGGATCTACAGGTCCACAAGGACCTATTGGTAATCAAGGTCCACAGGGTGTAGAAGGACCAATAGGTCCGCCGGGATTACAAGGCGCGACTGGACCTCAAGGTATACAAGGTGAACAAGGTATACAGGGAATTGAAGGTCCACAAGGACCAACTGGTGTTTCATCTAGTGTATTAAAATATAGAGCAGATACAATAAATACACAAGCATCAGATCCCGGTGCAGGTAAGATGCGATGGAATAATGCTAATCAACAGTTAGCTACTGAATTATATTTTGATAGACTAACTGATGATGGATTCGACGCGACTGGTATATTAATAAATACTGAGATACATGATGAATTTATTATTCAAGATCAAGATCTAGCTGTAAATAGTCAAACGTGGGAAAAAACTGGTCCTGGTGTATTACTTGGTGGTGATTGGTTTTTAGTACCCGTTGTATTTATATCAGCTAGTGGAGCAGGCACTTTTAGTAATCTTCAACGTTTATCTATTATTATTAAATCAATAGGTGAACAGGGACCAGTAGGTCCAATGGGTCCACAGGGACCACAAGGTATCCAAGGTGTACAGGGAATACAAGGTCCAGTTGGACCTGAAGGACCAATAGGTGATACTGGACCAGCAGGTCCGGCAGCTACTGGTGCAGATTTAGAATATTCTGGTGCTTATAATGCTCCTACTACTTACAATGATGGTGATATAGTAATAGCTGATGATGGTGTAGCTTACATCTGTGTTAAGGATGGAGTAACAACACCTCCTGAACCTTGGCCGGGAACACCGGGAATAGTATTAGATCCACATCATGCTACTCATGAAATAGGTGGTAGTGATATATTAACTTTAGGTCAGTCACAGATTACTGGATTGACTACAGCTTTAAATTCTCATTCGTCAAGTATTAGTACTATTAATACTACTTTAGCTAATACGCCTAAATTAAATACAAATAATATATTTACTGCTGTTAATAAATTTAAAACTGGATGGTCAACAGCTCTATTAGAAATTGAAGATGCAACTTATCCAGCTATTAGATTTATTTCATCTAGCAAGCCACAAGATCAAAAATATCTTGTATTATATTCTGATCAAGTAGGAATAGGAATACAAAGACATAATGATACTGGTAGTCCTGTTGAACAAGTATTATATTTAAGTGGTGCTGGTGGATTAGTAGAACGTGGTCGTTCTGTAGGAATGGGTGTCTGGATAGATGTACCATTTAATACTGCTGATTTTTATGCTGATGCAGCAGGAATGACATGGACTGTTACATCTGGGAATGTTTTAACTAATAGATACATGTTAATTGGTAAAACATTATTTTGGAATTTGTATATGAATAGTTCTGTTTTAGGTGGATCTGTTTCATATTATGTAAGATTAAAAATACCAGGTGGATTTGGTAGTCCTGTTACAAAAGGTATTCCTGTTGTTTGTAGAAATCCTACTAATGCAATATTTGCTCATGTATATAATGGACCAGGAAATCTATTAACATTAAGTCCTATTAGTCCTGTTGGTTTTGCAGCTGGTAATTTAGATTTAACTTTTTCATTAGCATTAGAGATTACATAAATGGCTATTCCAGATCCAGCAACTACTGAATGGGTACCATTATATACTAAGAATGCTGTAGTAGGACCACAAGGTCCACAAGGCATTCAAGGTCCTACAGGACCAGCAGGTTTAAGTGCAGATTTAGATTATGTTGGTGATTATGTACCAGCTACATATAATGATGGCGATATCGTATATGCAGATGATGGTATTGCTTATCTATGTATTAAAGATGGTGTAACTACACCACCTGAACCGTGGCCCGGTACAAGTGGAGTAACATTGGTACCACATGCTACTACACATAGTACAGCCGGTAATGATGCAATTACTTCTATTTCTGGCGGAATTATTACTTCAGGTACGGTGGCCGATGCAAGACTTAGTGCTAATGTACCTTTAAAGAATGCAGCTAATGTATTTATTCAAGATCAACAAATAGTTAAAGGTGCTCCAACTTTAGCATTTGAAGATACAAGTCAAGTTGTTGATGCTAAAAAATGGAGAATTTATAGTAGTGGTCAGAATTTAAATTTTCAATCTGTAAATGATGCTGTTACTGTTGAACAAGGTTTATTTAATATTAAACGTAATGGTTCAATTTATACATATGGAACTATAACTGAACGTGCTCGTACTACTCCGATGGGTGAATGGATAGCATATACACCTGTTTGGAAAGAATATAATGGTACACCTGTAGCTATTGGAAATGGTACATTAACAGGAAAATATACTATTATAGGTAAAACTATATTTTTTTCTATTCAGATGGTTACTGGTTCTACTACAGCTATTGGATCTGGTTATTGGACATGGACTCTACCTCCACTAGCTTATACAGGTTATTATGGATTAGGTGGAACTGCATGGATAGTTGAAGGTGGTACAGGTGCGCCATTTGTAGCACAAATAACAAGCGGAGCATTCTTTTTAGGTATAGCTAATTCAATAACATTACTTGTACATAAAACTGGTGTATCATCTGCTGCAATTGTTGGACTTAATAATCCTATGACTTTTCCTTCTGGTAGTAGTTTATGGATTGACGGAAGATATGAAATGGCTTAGGGTAATTAAATGAATGGACCTGATCCTGCTACAACTGAATGGATACCTTTATACAGTAAAAATGTAATTAAAGGTGATACTGGTGCAACTGGATTAACTGGTCCACAAGGTATTCAGGGTATTCAAGGTATTCAAGGACCAAAAGGGGATACAGGTGCAACTGGTCCACAAGGAATACAAGGAATACCGGGTCCAGCAGGTACAGCAGGAATTCATGCTGCTACTCA